TAAAAATCTTAATAGTATTTTTATATTTAATACCGAGCTATAATGTAGAATGTGTATTAGCTCATTGTGGTCAAATATACATATATGCAAATAACAAAAAACGCAAAAAGAAATACCTCCTTTTTAGGGGAGGCATCTGTCTAACGATACTATCGATAGAGTGGTTAATTTATTATGTTATTTCCTGTCCTAATCTTTTTGTAAAACGTTGATATAAAGTTGGTTTAGTTGACCAAGCTTTCATTTTATATAATTCGGACTGATATGCATTATTTATAGTATCCCAATTTTTTGAATCCCATTCTTTTTTACTAAAAAACCAAGGTAATTTTTCATATTTGCTATCATTAACAATCTGCTCAATACTTTTAGTTTTTATATCTGATAGTAATTGGATTAGTAAATTCCTATAGGTATTATCATTGGGGAATTTATTTAAATTAAATTTAATAGTATTAATTAATGGTGCTGTAAAAGCATCAAATTCCCAAGGTGATTTTAGGTACTTTTCAAAATTAGTAGTATATTCGGATTTACCTCCACTTTTAGATAAATTTAATTTATTACCACTGGGTTCTGCTCCTTTCTTAGCATACATAGCACCAAATAATTTTTTATCTCTAACTTTAGGATCCATAGCATGAACTAATTCATGTTCTATTATATCTTCAAAAGATTCTAAATCTTCAGGATTAAAATAGGCTAAATTAATTAATAAAACATCATTAACAGTATCCATTCTTCCAGCTCCCGCGTCCTCAGGATCATTATATAATCCTATACTAATAATTAAGTCTTGATTTTTAAGATCTTTAAATTTAAAATAATCCTTAAATTTAGAATCAATATAAGGTTTTTGATAACTTTTAGGTGATTTAGTTTTTAAATCTTCTAAATACTGCTTAATATAATTAAATGCTTCTTTAGATTTAGATAAAATTTCCTGAGGTACTTTTACTATGGCTTCCCCAAGTTTAATTTCTTTTAATAAATCTAATAGTTTAATCATTATTGGGTAAATCTATCGTCAATTATCTTTTTTAAAGCAGATCTATTAACTCCTGTTACTTTAGGATTAATGGTATTTAAGATATAAGTTAAAAATTCAATTATTTCATTGTTACTATTAACTGTTTTTAATCTATTTAAAAGAGATGTATTAGTTGTCATTAATTTAGTTAAATTAGTTACATCACTTGTTTTAGGAGTTTCTCCTGCTTTAGCACCTGGAGGTGTATTTGGGGCAGTATTAGAAAATTTTAATGCTATATCTTGCATTTTTTGATCGGCAGCTTCAGTAATATTAGCTAATCGCTGCATTCTTTTAAATTGTTCGTTTAATTGTGTTTTCATAATTATAAATATTATTATTTTAACATAAACTACATACTCCTGTTTGAGTACATATAATTTCTGTAATTAATTCGTTTACTTTTGTATAATCTTTAATAGATTTATATTGTTTTCCTTCAGCTAATGTCATATAGGCTTCAGGGGTTGAAGGTACACTTACAAGATCCCAACATAGTAACTCAAAGTCATCTTGTACTTCAACAGTTTCACCAATTTGTTTAACTGAACCCATACCTCTTGATGATATACCTAAAGGTATACCTGCTCTAATAATTTCTTGTGCTATTTTACCAGAAGGTGTGTTTAATAAAGTTAGTTCACCCATTACGTCATTACCTTCCCACCATATTTTTGTAATTAAATGGGATATATTGCTTAAGTTAATAATAGATGATTCAGGATGGTCTAATTCTCCAGTTGATGTTCTAGAGGTCATAGGACCATTCATGTATTTGTCGATTTGTACTTTTAATGTTTTTAACGGGTAAACACGTCCATTACCATTCTTTTTATTGGCTTCTTGTAATTTGCCTTTAATACGCATCATCCCATCACTAGGTGTTTTACCTTCGTTAATGGGTTGTAGTTTAGCTACATTAAAAGGAATATGGTCTATTAATAATTGTTTATTCATATTATAATTAGTTATTTCTATCTAAATAAAAATCATCTTTATCTTTACCGTTTGATAATACTAATTTAATATCATTTCCAAAAGGTTCTATAGAACTTACTTCTACTTCTTCACCCATTACAAATTTACCTAAACCAGCTGCCATTTTAAATTTATCACCTATTGATAATGAACTTGCTTTAACTTCAAATAGATCATTATTAGTTGAAGTATCCATCATATGACCTGCTGTGTCGGTCATATTATCACCACCAGCTAATCTTGAATATTCTTTCATTATCATTTTACTAATTTTATCTCTTAATGCATCTAATTTTGGATTAGATGGTTCATTAGATTTAATTTTTTTAAATGTATTTAATGGTTTTTCTAAGGTTAATGGTGATTTGGTAGGAAATATTTTTGATTGTACATCATTATAAGCATTTACTCCTTCTTGTCCTAATTTTCTAGCAAGCGTTTGTAATTTAGTTTCCATTGCTTTACCAGCACTATATGCTCTTTCATCATCAGACATTTCAAAATACCAATCATGATTATTTAACATATTGTTAAGTGTGTTTAAATCAACGTCTTGGTTTTCTTTTAATGCTAATTTTTTCATTTTTTCACCTGTAGCATCCATTTTCTTAACACCACGTGATGATTTAGCAACTAATGACATCATCTTAATAGTACCTTCTGGTTTGTTGGTTTCTTTATGAGCTTTATTAGAAGATGCTTTAACTTTTTCAACACCTTTTACTAATTGCATTCCCATTTTTTTATCTATTACTTTATCGGCAGCATATGGTTGCATACGGCGAGCTTCAGCATTTGCTGATTTTCCACCAATATATTTTAATTCATAATTTTCAACAGCTGACATATCTTGTGCTGTATAATAAATTGGGTTTTTCTTTAAATTTTTAATTACGATTTTTGTCGCTTCATTTTTGGTTAAATCGCAGTTTTTTATCATTTCATAATCTATGCCGATTAAAACTTCTTGACCGTTTAAATTGTTGATTTCAGAAAATTTAGAATATAATTCTTTGCCGCTAGTATTAGTAGTATAAGATTCATTCAATGACATTCTTTGCTCTAAATCATCAATCATTTTTTTAAGTTTTTCAGTTGGTGTTTTAGAATACATTTTTTTTAAAAAATTAAGTTCAAATTGATCTATTCTTTTATCAACACCATATTTTTCTTCTGGAGTTTGTGTTGGTTTGATACCTATATCGGCAGATTTTCTTTCTGCTTCTGCTTCAGGATCACCTGCTATCCCGTAGATATCAGCTTCGGTATACATTCCCGTTTTTCCTTTAATAGGATTTAATTCAACAACACCATTAACAGGTTCTGATATTCTATATATATTATCGTCTAATTCTGCTTTTAGTATGTTATTAAAAAAAGCTAATTCAGGAAATACTTCTTTACCATTTAAGGTATAAGTATATTGATCATATTGTTCTAATTTCTCTTGATTTTTATCTTTAATATCAGCTTCATTTAAGATAGCTTTATTTTTTAAAATTTTTATTGTGTCTTCAAATGAAGATACATTAGTGACATATTGAGGTAAAGACATACGAATATTACGCATAAATTGCGCTTGAGTCATTTTACCTTCTTTTAAATCTATAAATTGTTGTTTTACACTTTTCATACGTATAAATATTGTGTTATTTAGTGAAATATTGGTCTTTTAATTTATCTACAGCTTCTATAATGTTATCTACAGCTTCTTCCAATAAATAAAAATCATCGTTTAGATTGTCTAATTTAGTAACTAAATCATCTAACTTAGATACATTATTTGGATAATAAGCAACATCATACATTTCAACTACTTTATAGTATTTTTGAGCTACATTATTAAGAGATGATCGAGTTTGTTTTATTTTGTCTAATAAAGAATTTAATTTATCCGGAAATTCAATAACGTTTTGTATACTAATATCATATACTTTTGAACGTATTGTTTTAAATATATTTTCTGCTGTTAATTTTTCTTTTTCAGCAGCTATTACAAATTCATCTATTTTTTCTGGAGTGTAAGTTATTTTCATTATTTCCCTTGGCCTCTATAATTTTTTTCAGATCGATCATGTTTATTACGGCGTTTTTGTGCTTTGCCTTTTTTGCGAAGACCAAAATTTATCTTACGTGATTCTTTAGATTCTGTTTTAGATTTTGCCATGATCTATTATTGATAGATAGATTTTATTTTGTTACTAATTTTATTTGATACTTCACTTATTTCATTAATAGCTTTTAAACTACGTTTCCAATAACTTACACCCTCTTCATTTTCGCTTAATTCTTGTTTAATACGAGTAGTATATTCAACTAAACGTTCTACTTCCTCTAATTTACGTTTTACTTCACGTATACTTTTATGAAGCATTTCATTTTTAGTTCTGTATTTAACTTCATTTTTAAATTTATTATATGAAGTTTCATTTAATAATTCTTCTTTAATTATATTAGTTAGTACTTCATTCATAGCTGATTTTTTACCAGGCCATAGTTCTTTATAATCAAACATCTTAGAGTTTTTAGGCATACCTGATGCTTTTTTAAATCCTTGTTTCATTGCTGTTTGGGTAGCTTTATTAGTTTTTTGTCCCTTTTTAGCAAAAGCATATGGAGTCATAATAGGACCAGCCCCAACACCAATAGCGCCAGTTGCTGATTCTTCATTAATTGGTTTTTGTGGAAACCAATTCTTAAAATAATCTTCAGTACCATCAGAAAATTGTAAATGAGAGTCTGATACTGTTTTAATTGTTTTAGATTCTCCTTTATTATTATATACTGTTACATTTGGTTTTAAGTATTGAGATACATTACCAGTATGCACAGGCCCGGGAGGATTTAATGGAGGATTAGTTCCTTTATAATACCCATCAGCTGATATATACCAAGGGTGAGTAGCTTCCTTTAATTTATTTGCTAGTTCTTCTTTAATAATATATTTTAATAAAGATAAATTCATTATTTAATAGAGGTTAATTCGTTAATTAATTGATGATATTGAAGTAAAGAGATAATATTTTCATCTTTTACATTTTGAGTTTTACTAATAGGCTGTAATAGAGTAGCTACTTCATTTAGTTTAATCTGAATTGTTTTATCCTCAACATTTTTAACTAATTCTGTTAGTTCTTTAGTAATTAAAACATATTGAGTATTAACAAATTCTTTTAATGCAGTTGTATTAGTAATATTATTAATATATTCTTTTAATACTGTTTTTTGTTTATTATTTAAAGTAGAATATTTCTTATTAAATCTTTCTAATAATACTCTATAAGCTAATAAACGAGTACCTTTATCCATATTAGCATATTCTTCAAGAATACGATCTTTAACTTGGTCTTTATTTACTTCTTTACGAGTAATATGTTCAAGCAATGTTATTTTATTATTTATAATTTGATTAGGTTCAATAAATTCACTTGAATTTTGAGCCTCTACTAGATTATAAATAGCAGCATATTGTGAATAATGATTAATTTTGGTTTTAAAAAATTCTTCTATATTATACTGTTCGCGAATTTCTTTAATTAAATTATATTTTTCTTTACGTAAAGTAGATTTATTTAAACGTAAAGAAGCATTTAAAGTACTATTTATAAATACTTCAGCTTTACTCTCAGTAAGTGATTTAGAACTTATAAGAATTTGATATAATTTATATTCTTTAGCTAATTCAGTTTTATTAAAATACTTTTTAACTAAACCTACTGCTGATGAATCTTTATTAGATATGATATCACTAGTTATTTGTCTAGTTAAAAGCTCAAATAATACTCCGGTGTTACGAAATTTGTTATGTTTAATCTTCATAGAAAATATGCACTGTCTATAAATATGTAATGATTATATGTCCTTAATATTTTTTTCAGATAATAAGTCAGAATCTAAGTCAGTATTATATACTATTTCTTTTCTTAGATGATTTATAGACTCAAATAAATGTTTATTTTTGTGTAATTCAGTTAATGCTAATGGAGAACCGCCTTTAGGCGTATTATTTTCCATATCATTGCTAGGTTTATTGGCAGTATATAAAGTATTCATACCTTTTTTACCTAATCTATCCTTACCTAATGGGTCTTTTTGTGTGTTTATAATAGAAGATTTTTCTTTTGGACGACCTATTGGAGCTTTTTCATTATATCCTCCAGGTACACTTTGTTGTGCTTCCATTCCTGTTCTACCACGACCATATAATGCGGCTAAGTCATGAGGTGTTCCATATGATTTACCTGATTTAGCCGGATCATTACCCTCATTTTCTATCTGACCTAAGCGGAATAAACGTTTTTTATCTTCCATTACTAAATCACGTAATTCATCGTATATGTCTTCTGATAGTTTAAATACATTATCATAAATCCAATCAGATGGAACTAAATTAGTATCTAATAACTCTTTAGCTAGTGAAACTTTTTCTTTCCATATAGCTATTTTTTCTTGATCATATATAATTGAAGGAGTAGTCAATGATAACTCAAAATTACCTAATGATTCACCATCATATCCTTGAACATATAAATGAACTAATGCTATTTTATATAATTCTGATAGAGTAATACGTTGAATACGTTCTACTGTACGAGCAAAGCGAATATCTTCAGCAGCTAATGTAGCTTTACCAGTTAAATCTTTTTCAAATCCAAAAAATGCTTTAGGTACTTTAAGAGCTGCTAACATTTCATCACGTAAAAAGTTTACGTCATCAATAGCATTGTATTCTAAACCTTTAATAGTATCTATTTTAGTATTTGAATTAGCACCACGTTGAGGTATATAAAAATCCTCCATAACATTCATCATGTTATATTTTAAATTATATTCACCTGTATTTTGATCAATATAAGGAGTTTTTTTCATTTTTTGTTTTAAACGCTCCATATATCCATCAACTTCATTCGGTGGCATGTTTCCGATATCAACATAAAATATACGTTTTTCTGGAGCGCGAGTTATACGATGTAATAACATCGCATCTTTCATTAAAATGTATTGTTTATAAGTTTTACGAGCTGGTTCTATATATGATCTACCATAAGGAAGATAGTTAGCATCTGCTAATAGTCTAAAGTGAGCTATTTCGTAATTTTCAAATTGAATTTTTCCATCTCTATCTTTTAAGCGACTACTAATACCACCAGCAGCAATAACCATTGGATCTATCTTAAAACATACGTAATTTGGATTTTCAGGATCTGTTCCTTCTTCACGAACCATATCATAACCGGATAATGGAGCTACATTATATACTCCAAATTTTTCAGCTATGTCTAAGTGTAAATAAAAATCACCATATTTACACATATTTCTAATCCATACCCATAAATTAAACTCAATATTTAATATATCATAGAATAAATTATATAATATACGTTGAATATTTTCATCTGAACTTCTAATTTGGATTATTTCTCCTGTTTCATTTTTTAATGTGGCTTCATCAGCTACAATATCTAGAGCGGATGCTATAATAGATTCAGTATCCATAGCTTCATAATCAGTATATAACTGAATACGAAGTGTTTGATAATTCATCGTAGGATTATAAGGCATGTTAGCTCCATATCTATGAAGTTTAGTAAACCTATCAATCAATGCATTTGTTTTTACATTACCATATGCTTGAATGCGGTCAACATCTATTGTTTTTAGTTGTTTTCCACCTACGTTTCTAATGATAACATCAGTACTAAATAGACGTTTTAATTGTCCAAATAATCCTGTATTATTTATATTATTTTCTGCCATTTTATATATTTAATATATTAATAAATATGTTAACCTAATAACCAACTAATATTTTCTACCCCACCCATACCGTTATCCATTTGATATGGATTTTGAAACCCAGATTGAATATTATTATACATTCCTGGAGTACTAGAGTTGCTTATGCTCATTAATGTTGCTCTTGTTAAATCTAATCCTTGAGTACTAAATTTTAAACCAGTATCTCTAACAAATAAACCAATACCTAATGCTATTACTAAGTCATCATTATATCCATTCTGTGCTTGTGCTTTACCATTTTGCCAAATGAATACACGTAATTCTTCTAATAAACGTTTAGAATGGAATATAAAAGATCTTTCTCTAATATACGTCTCCATTTTGGATATAACAAGTGGTCTTGTACGAGTAGAGTTAGTAAAACCAGGAACTGTATTATTACTTTCCATTTTAGCCATCCATTTATCTAAATTTAGTTCACCGTATGATCTAGGTGAATAATATAAATTAGGATATCCTCTTTCTAAAATGGTATTTACAACATCCCATCCGATATTTGCGTTTTCTACTACTAATAAAGCATTATTATATTCACTAGCTATAGAAACTAATACATGACCAAATTCACGAGTACTAACTTGAGATTTATACTCTGCTACCTGTTCACAGTTTTCTAAATCAATAACATGAAAAGTAGAATAATCAGTTGCATCACCACGAGCAACATCAGCAGATACTATATAAGTTTTAGAATAATCTGGGTATTGCCATATCCATAAATCTCCTCCCATTAGTCGTTTTTCTATAGGATCTTGAATATATGTTTGTTCATAAAAACTTAACATATTTGAATCTACTACGGTATTACCTGAGCCTAAAAAGTCACAGTCATATTCTTGTGCAAATTCACGTGGAGACATATTTGCTCTTTCACGTTCTTCCCAACCTGGATCAATAGGTGCTACACGATCTGGGTGGAGATTCCATGGTAATTTAATAGGTTTAAAATCACCTTTACCTTGTTCAGCTAAAGTATACATTTTATGAAACCAATTACCTACCCCATTAGGTGAAGATAAAGCTATAATACCACCACCAGTAGCAATAGTTGGTTTAATACTAGTATATATTTTATCAATACCTTCAATAAACGCTGCTTCATCTACTAATAATAAAGACACTGCGTATGATCGACCAGCATCTGAAGCCGCTGATGTTGCTACAATTTGAGAGTTATTAGGTAGTTTAAGAGATAATTTATTATTAGTTTCAGGTTTTTGGTTACCCCTTAACCAGCTAGGAAGGTTATTATACATAAATTGTACTTTATCAACCATACCTTTAGCAGTTTCTTGTTTAGTAGCAATACATAATATTGTTTTATCCTTATGAAATAACATAATCCATAAAGAATAACCAGCTACTAAAGTTGATATACCTAACTGGCGAGATTTATTGATAATACTAAAACGATTATCTCTAATTTCTTGTAATGTATCAGCTTGGAAAGGATATAAATGAAATAATACACGACCTTTCATAGGATGTGTAATATAACAATATTTTCTAAAAAAATGTATTGGATCAGTAGCACATTTAATATATTCTTGCTTTATAATTTCTTTTATCTGTTGTTGATCTGTCATATTATATACGTAAACTATGTATATAAATATATAAGATTATTTAAGAATATATAAAGCCGTCATTATAGTAGCCCAAATAGATGTACATGCTGTATATTTTTTTAGTTTGTTATTTGATTGTTTTACTGTTTTATATTCATTATCTAAATTATTATATTTAGCATCTTTAGTTTTAATTATAGCTTGATATGTAGTATCTTTAGTTTTATATGAATTTATTGTAGTATCTTTAACAAAAATACGTTCATTTAAAATAAAAATTGTACTATCTGCTATTTTTAATTCTTTTTGAGTACCATCACATAATATTAATTCTTTGGCAACATTTAATAATGTAATTTTAGGTAAGTTTAATATATTTTTATCATCTGTTGGATACCTACATGCATAAAAACTAAGTAAAGTATCAGTATTATGTAAATTAGGATTGTTTGCTTTTTTACGAGCTTCTTCTTTAGCTTCGTTTCTTTGTTTAGTTAAATTTTCTACTTTTAATATTAATAATGAATCTTTTTTGTTTAATTTTGCAATAGTTTGATTTTCTTGTATTATGATATTATCTAACGAATCAACTACCTTATCTAAACTATCATTTATATGTTCAAAATTTTTATTTATATAAAAATTATTGCATGTTTTAGTATTAATTATAAAACCGATTAAAACTCCTATTAAAACTGAAATTATATTATTTTTCATTGATCTATGTTTGCTAATTTTTGAAATCTTTCTATTAATTCATTTTCAGAAGGAATATTTTTTTCTTGTTCTACTTTATTTTTAACATATTCGTTTGAATTTACAACATTTTGCATACGTTGTTCAAGAGATGCTTTTAATTTAGTTAAACGTTCCATTTCATCTGAACCTAATGATAAATCATCTCTACCTCTACTCATTTTTTTAACTTGTATTAAGGCACTTTTAGTTCTAGCTAAACGTTCTTTAAATTTAGAATAATCCATCCAAGCATTATAGTCCTCGTCGGATAATCCTCCTATTGAAGATAATTTATTTATTGGTAATTCAGGCATCTCTGGTTCTTCAGGAAATTCTATTTCATCGTTTGATGAACTAGGTTCACCTGATGTAAAAAAATTACTTGCTCTATTACCAATGAAAAAATCTTCAGCACCTGCTCGTGATGTTTGGGTTACAGGTTCATCCGTTACTATTACTTCTCCTGTTTCATCATCTACCTCTATCTCACCCATTTTAGCTATAATACCAGCATCTTTTAAACCATTTATCAATGCGTTAGCTATCTGTGGGCGAACAAAATTAAATTGAGTTTGAATATCTTTTTTTTCTACACCGGGATTTGTTTTAATATAATCAATAATAGAAGCCATTGATATCCCACTTATTGTTTTATCAGCATATGGTGTAGTATCAAATTCAGGATTTACAATTTGGTATCCTTTAGCTTTACGAGCCATTTCTGTTACTTTCTTGTATTTTTGTTGAAAAGCAGATGATTTTTCTGTGTTATCATCAGGATCAATTACTGTTGATAGACCTTTAGTAGCGTCTACCGGGTTTTTTAAGGTAAATAATCCTACTTCTGATATTACTTCTTTAACTAAAACACGTATTTGTTTAGGAGTCATGATATTTGCGTTTATTTCTGTGTGCATAAATATTAGTTTATTTGGGAAAGTATTAAATTAATGCGTTCTTCTGTTGATCCTTTAATTTCTATCAATTTTACTGGTGGGTATTCTTTTAATAATCCACGAATAGCAAAATCTATTTTCATACGATATTCAGCATCTGTTGTTCTAACGCCATTATCTTCAATATTAACACCCTCAGGTGACACATAAATAATTAAATCATAATCATTCCTTATAGTAATAAACGATTCAATTAACTTAATCTTATCATTATAACTAATTGATTTAGCGCTTAATGTAAACGCACAAACATCATATATTGTTCTATCAGTTAATAAATTATCATGCATTAATTCTAAACTACGTTCAGCAGCAAATACAAACTGTCCTTTAGTTGTTGAATCATCATTCAATGATATTCCTTGATCACGTAAATACTTACTACGTTCTGTGGCAATATGGTAATCTTTAAATTGTTCTGATTTAGCTAGCTCTTTAACTAAAGTGCTTTTGCCTACTGATACTGTTCCTGCTAATCCTATTTTCATGTGTTGTTTTTATATTAATCCTAATGCTTTTGCTCTACCATAGCCCACGTATTTTCCATTATTTAGGTTTAGATATTTTTGATCTACTTTATTATTTTTGGTTTTTTCTATAGTTTTTAAATATTCTTTAGGGTAAGACGTACTTGTTTCGATAGGTCCACTAGTAGATTTATCTAAATCATATTTCCAAACACAAGTAGTACCGTCATCGTTAATAAACGTTCTTGTAAATTGTTTCATGTTTTAAAGATAAAAAAAGGGTCTTGACGACCCAATTTTTTTAAACTCTTGCTCCTGTGTTTTTACCAATAGCGGTTTTAAACCATGGTAATCCATTAGCATCACGTTTACGATCTATCCATTCTTCTTTTGAATATTGTATTCCATAAATGTAATATTCCGCTAATTTCATGTTACCTTGAGGAACTAAGGAAGGACCATCCCAATTATGGAGTTTATTTACTCCCGTTGTATCACTATAATGTATTATAGTACCGTCTCCTGTTCTTAATGTCTTTGTCATACTTTACTTCTTTTAAAGGAAGTTAATATCTTTTTCTTTAAACTCCAAAAGGTAAATCATCTTTTTTCAAATCAGATTCAATTTCTTTCATTGTATCAGATGCCCATTTCTTTTGAGTTGGGGTTAAAGTAGTATTAATCATATTTTCTATGAATGGGAGAAACTCATTGTCTTCTAGTTTATATACTTCAGCAAAGAATAATTCACGAACACGAGTATCACTTATATTACTTTGATTGTATAGATTTGATAAAGCATCATAAATAAATTTACCGTATTGAAAATCACGTGGTTCATTTGATACTATATCTATTTTATTAATAATGGCTTTATTCTGTTCTTTATCAGATCCAAATCCTTCTGTTCCTACTATTTCATATAATCCTTTTATTATTTCATGAAATAACATGGGAAAACAAAAGGCTCTTGCTTTAATAATAAATTGCTCTTTTTCTTCATCATATACCATTTCAGATGATCCACCACTAATATTTTGTTTTTGACCAAGAGCCGCTAACATCATAGCAATAGCATTTTCATCGTCATATATACCGAAAACCAATTTCATGATTTCGTTGTATTTTTCAACTAATTCCGGGCTTAAATCATCTAAATGTTCTCTAAATAGTAAAAAACCAAAAGAACCACGTACTGAAGCACCTTGAGTTATACCGTTGATTATACGGCGTTTTTTCTCCATAGCTTCAATATCAGTTGATGGTATTTCGTCTACAGTTATTTCATCTCCATCTCCAGCTGTTTTAGCTATATTTTTATTCTGTTGAACTTGACCCATACCTACTATTTTAGCATCTATTTTTACATTAGCATAATCTAAAATAGGGTAAGCTTCTCTAGCCATAATTTCGGCTATCATTGCTAATTCAATATGGTAATCAGATTCAGCCTCAATAATTTGACCTAGTAATTCCTGAGAACGCATCATTGTTTGCATTAGATTTTTATTACCTAACATAGCACGCAACGATTCACCTGATTTGCCTTTTAAGGCAGCCATTGTTTCAGGTTTAAATATGTCTTCGTATTCTACTTCTAGTAAACGTTTTTTCATTATTTTTTCAATTGTTTAATTCTAGCTAATATTTTATTTCTAACTTCTTTATTTTGAGGTACATATATTACACTTTTTAAAGCAAATTCAGCTTGTTTTAGCGTCATTTTATTGATTTGTTCATCAGTAAATTTTGGGGTATATTTTGAATTAGGATTTACGGATTCGTTTGTTTTTTTAGCTTTTATAAAACGAGCGGTAATTTTATTAATCATTTCCTCTTCCTTTAAATTTTTAGGAGCTGGTTTTACATCTGGTCTGCCGATTTTTCTACGTTTTTCATCTGGTTTTTCTTTAGTACCAGGTCTAGCAGGAATAGTAGTAGTTTCTCTTTCTGGTTTAGAAGGAGCTGGCTGATTTTCGTTTAGTTCTTTGCGAATTATTTGTTTAATAGCTTCACGTAATTGTTTAATTTTCATATTTTCTTTTAGTCTTTGTTTTAATGTATTATCGGGAGTAATTGCTTTTTTTTCAACCCACAACCATTTAAGATATTTTGGATCTAATTTTAAAATATCAGATACTAATCGACCTTTATATTGACCAAATGGTATCCTAGATGATAAGGTTAAAGTAATAGGAGTCATATTAATAAATATTTACAAACTACCATTTAAATCCGCCCCAACCATTAACTTGTATAGCATTTCCACCACCCCAATTCGTAATACGCATAGTTTTTCCAGAGTAATCTATTTCTAAAGTAAAAATCTTACCTCTATCTACTTCTGGACAAGAAATACTTACGGTAGCACGTGCTGTTTTTGCATCATACTTAAACGCTTTGATTGAGTATGCACTTAAAGTGTACTTGTGTCCTTGTATAGTAATCGAGCCGTAGTCGTAATTATTATTTTTTTGATATCCAAAATATATAGTTCCGCTCATGGGATCATCATCAGGTTGTACCCAAATCATAACTTGCTTATTATTAGATCTGCAATCATCTGTAAATTTCCAATATCCTATCCATGGTGTATTTGGATTCACAACCACAGAATCTATTTTTCCCATTGATAAAGTAGGGGTTTGCCTATCTCTATCTTTTGCATACTTCATTTTTTGAGGGAACATAGTTTTTGCTATCACCTCAAATGGTACATTTAATCCTTGTGTATTTAAAAAATCTACGTTTGCCTCTAATGAATTTTCAATCTTATTAGGTTCTAATGAATCTTCTTTTGTACAAGAAATCATACCTGATGATAATATTAAACAAGTCGCAGCAATTACTAATTTATCTTTTAATCCTTCTTTCATAGCAGGATTTGAAAAAGATTCTCCATCATATTTAACTACTTGTTCTTTTCCTGTTGTCTTATTAACTATTTTAACATTAATAGCTTTTGAGGTATCAATACCCGCTTTTTGTAATGCAGTATCTAATTTATCTTTTTTAGATTCTGAAGATTCTTCTTCACGAATATTATTAAGCTCTTCTTTAATGATTTGTTTTAGTTCTGATTTTTTCATTAATTGTTATTTTACAATAAATATTTAAGAATTTTGAAGAATTGAAGAAGCAACATATAACCCATGTAAAGCAGATATATATATTCCTCTAGCACCAGCAGCGTCTCCTTGCATATAAACATTAGGAAATTGTGGTAAGGATAAATTATTTTTGTTTAATGATATTTCGTTAGTTAAAAATTTAACTTCAGGGCAATAAAATATGTAGTTATCGCTTATACCGAACGTTGTATTTAAATCATCTATAAATTCTAATATATAATCAGCATACTTACCAAAACCTTCTTTAAATTTATCTAATGATATTTTATATCCAGGCACTTTAGTACCTTGATCAGTTAATGAAGGTTCTCTATTTGTTGGAGAATAATAAGTAGCTTCACCGTTTAGTTGAAAAAATTGTACTAAATCTTGACTAAACTTAAATGGGTCTTCTATGCCACGTGCTTCTAGCAATATACCGAAATTAGTTAAACCATTGTATTTGTCTTTATCCTTATGAGCATGTCCATTGTATGACTTCATATTATATGTTTCTTCTTCTGCTACAAATGCAGCGAAATTGTTTGTGCAGAATGAACGAGCACTATCTTCTCCAAATTTTTTATATAATTTAAAGTCATATGCTATTTTATTCAATTCTTCAAAATATTTACCATCAGTTTCATAACGAACTCCGAATTGTGCCGGTTTAGGTACTGTATCTAGATTATTTTCTTTGATTAGTTTAGTAAGTAGATCCATACCAGATTTACCAGTTCCAATAATAAGTTTGTCGTAATAAATAAAATTAGTTTCATTTGTATTAGTAAATTGAGTAAATACTAATTGGTCATCAAATTTTATATCAGTAATTTCACAATTATATATTTGATTTACTCCAACTTTATCAAAATATTCAAATATATTTTTTACTTGTTGTTGACCATAATCTGTACCTAAGTGATAGCAAGGTGATTGTCTTAATTCAAATGGTGAATCCTTAATGAATTGAGGTTCTTCAACAGGAGTAGTATACATTATTTTAGATGGGTCCGGGTGATATTCAACTATATAATTATATAATTGTTTTGATAATTTATTAGCTAGTTCTTCATCCTGACAGTAGTGTGGGTGAAATAATCCGCCTTGTTTAAATGAAGGGATTACTTTAAAATCACTCCATGTTCCGGCCCCACCCGCTCCTGTCATTACTTCTTCAGGTTGTCTATTATAGATAGAATTACCTTTATCAATGATTGTTATTAATTTAGGATCATATCCATTTTTTAAAAGGTGAAGTACTCCATATTGAGTTGATACACCTGCTCCTACTATTACTATTTTTTTATTCATTGTTTTATAAATTTATAAATTTTATTTTGACTTTCAAAACAAAAACGGCCCACCTTTTAAGGATGGGCCACAGCTCTATAATGTTGTCTCTTACGAGCGATCGGCTATGAATCGACCTATATTTTATTTTATTATTCCTGCTCTAATCATTAATTGGTATTTATCCCAATCTTCATATAATTTTTCAGTTTCATTAACTTCTCCAGTTACTAAATTAGTATCGTCCATAGAATATACTCGTTTTGGTTTACTTGTAAAATAACCATATCCTAATTGTTCATCACCTATTTTTGACTCCTCACCGTTTATATTATCTTTAATAATATTGTTGTTTTTATCAACTAAAACCCACGTCTTATATGGTAAATAATCCGATGTATCTACTGAGGTTGGAAGTAATATATATTCTTTAGAACCGTCTTTAATTATATAAGGAGCAGCATATAGAAAAGTCGAAAACTTATCATTACCATTTACTTTATTAGTTAATTTTAATAATGTATTTTTTTCTGTACTAGATAATTCTTCCCACTGATCATAAGTTATATAAACTGGGGTGATTACTTGCTCTGGCATATCTGTCATGTTAGATATTGCTTCTTCATTATTAAAGTTATCTCCTTTAAACCAATTACCATATAATTTAGAATATGATTCATATAATGATCTTAATTTAGGATCTTTAATATATTTAATATATTCAGGACTTATAAATCCTAATTCTTTAACCTGTTCATTTACTGATTTCTCTAATAAATTTTGACCAAAATATTGGTCAATTAATTCAAATGATACATTATCACCAAATTTGGATAAATATGTTTCTTTAGCAGGTTCATCTAAATATTGTACATATGGTAGAGGTATTGGATCCTTACTGTAATTAGTATGTCTAAATCTAAATATAGCATATCGTTTAGCTAAAGATTCATAATCTTTTAATAAAGAATAAGGAAATTTTTGTCCACTATCAATAGCAACATTAGCTAATGTTGTTGATCTTCCCTCTAAACTTATTTTATATTTAGGTAAAATAGCTAAAATTTCAGAAGTAAGTGCATTTTTTGATGCTTTACCTTGAACATATAGTATTTTTTCGTCTTGAGATAATTCTTTAAACTCATCTAAAGATAAATTTTTGCCTGAGGCAAATTTTCTACCACGTTCTGTACTAGATAAAGAAATTGGTTTAAAATAATCTTTTAAATTTTTAATTTTTTCCCATGTGTCTTTAGGTACTATGTTTGATATATCTTCCCAAGATTTAGCAGGAGCATCTCTATCGTTATTGGCACTAGTTACTATATATGAATTATTATCTTTATTTACTTGAATTACAAAAGCATGCCATTTATCGTCAAAGCTAGCATGTTCAGGAGTAGATGGTTTACTTCGATCAAATATAAAATAAAATGTAGGGGCTTTATCTCCAAATCTATAATAATCATAATTAGTATTACCTATTTGAGTTACACACCATCCATATTTTTTTCTTTTAGTAGTTTGAGATATAGGGTTATATGATATACACTTATGTACATCATCTCCTTTATATATTTCTATACCATTTTTATTGTATATCTTATCAGCATCTGTTTCTGCTAAATTTATATCCTCTCCACTTACTTGTTTTTGAGATGGGAATAAAGCATCTAGCATTTGTTCAAATTCTTGCCATCCCCAGTTACGAGGATCTAAAAAAGCATCATTTTGTTGTAATTTTTTAGGAATATAACTTAAAACATCTTCTTTTGTAAGTCCTAATTCTTCTATACCGTCTCTTACTCCAAATTTTAAAGCATCTCTTTTTGCCATAAAACGAGCCGTATATGATTGAGCCGTAGGTTTATCTATTCCAAATTTTTCTACAAACCTATTAATTGCTTCTTTTTTAGATTTTTCAGGATTTTCAGGGTATGAATTGATTAATTTTTGTAAGTCTTCAAATGAATATAAATCTATATCTTTAACATCTTTGTTTTTTATTTCATTAGGGATTATAACTATATCTAATTTATCATTTAATGATCCTTTAATTTGGTCAAATCTATTAATAAGTTGACGAGCGATATTTGCTTTAGCTTGGTCTTTTGTAGAATCTATTCCCCATTTAATTAATAAACTATTAATTTTACTTTCAGGGTATTCTCTTATTATATTTTCTTTTATATTAGATGGTTTTCCTTCCCAATAGTTTTCTATAGAAAATTTAACCCAATAATCTGTTCCTGATCTTAATTCTCCGTAATCATCTAAATCTTGAGATATAAGAATATCACCTACATCATGCATTGGATTAGTATCTTGTTTAAATCCTATTACTTTTTGGCGTACTGTTTCTATTTGAGGTTGGTATAAAGTAAATTGTAATATATCTCCTATTTTAATATTTTCAAACTTAACTCCAGGTTTATCTAAATCATGAATTCTAGCAGGAGCACTAATTTTAACTACTTCAGTAAATAAATCAGATTGATTTAACATTTTTATTAAATATGATTCAAAATCAAAGTTCTTATATATAAAATCCTCAAAATAAGGTTCAAATAATTCTTGTCCTTGATCAGAATCAAGATAATTATCTATTAAACCACTCCACCATCCTTTTTCTTTAACTTCTTTTTTAATATCACTAACCATTCGACCTAAATTTATAGATTTAAGGTAATATTCTAGTGCTTTTTTGTTTACGTATTGTTTTAATTCAGGATGTTCTTTTATATATGATTCTATACTTTCATCAGATTTATAGTTAATATCTTCTAAATCATAATGATTATACTTCATTTGTTCATATATATATTCTTTTATTATATCGCCATAATAATCATCATTTAATAAAAAAGTAAACATATCTATATTAGCATATTCAATATACTTAACTATTGATTTTATTAAATGGTTTAATATTTGTTTATCTAAAGGTGGGGTTATTTCGGGGGTCTGTATTTTTACCTCTTTAAATATATTAGCTAATCTTATCATTATTGTACGGTGTAATCACTATTACCTATTTTTAATTTTTTAATAGTAGAAACATTTACCATTCTATATCCACCCGTTTTAACATCATAAACAGGAATTAATCCTTTTTCATCTGGATTATAGGGTAATTCACCACCTTTTAAATAAACTTTAACCCCTAAACGAGCATTCATTACACGTTCTGATCCATCTTTTTTAATAAAAGTTACTGTGAAAAATTTACCTTTGGTGTCTTTAATAAGTTGTTTAGCTTGTTCTGTGGTAATAGTTCCTGCTGGTGTTTCAGGAGTTTCTGCCTCTGATGGTGCTTCATCTGGTGAAGGGATATTAGCAGGTTCTTGTCCAGGACCGGGGTCTATAGGAGTTAAATCTTCTTGTTCTTTAAGATATTGAGATATAGTTTCTCTAATTAATTGGCGTAATATTTGACTTTTCATTTTATTGATTTTTATAAAGATAATAAAAATATCTTGCCAATAAATATTACAAAGCTATATTTTCAGCTGTTCTTTCAGATACAGTATGATATCTTCCACATTTTTTACATTGCATTTGTACGCGAATAGTTCCTAATGCCGACATTCTGCGTTTAGAGAAAATCCATTTATTTGAACCGCATGTAGGACAATCTGTTTTATCTTCGCTAACGTGTGTTTTTTCAGGAAAATGTGGAGCTAATTTATTATATACTTTTTCTAATAATATAACGTCACCTTTACAATATTCAACCATTTGATCCATAGCTTTTTTGTTTTTATTTAAAACAATATCTTTCCATAGATTAAAACCGGTACTGATTTTAGCACCTAATCCTAAAAACTGAGCTATGTAGTCTAATTTATTGCTATTAAATTTGAATTTAGAACGAGCATATTTTAATGTATCTATCGTAGTATAAGACGGAAATAAAGAAAGACCGTGATATAAGCATCTAGTTCTAACCCAAGGTAAATCATATTTATCACCATTATGTCCTACTAATTCATCAGCTTCGTTGGCTATTTTAATAAATTTTTCTAGTAAACTTTTATCATTTTGTTTATTATCCCAAGTTAATGAGTATACTTCTTTTTCACCGGCCCATTTATAACATATACAGATGATAGCTCTTTCTTTTATAATATTATCGTGACCTATATTTAACTTATAACCTGCTGTCCAAAACAAACCAATGTTTGGGCTTGTTTCAATATCAAAAAAGAGTCTTTTTATTTTACTCATATGTTTTTTTTTAAAGATAAAACTTATTTTTTACCTATCCAAATTTTAAGTAACAGGAGTTTTCTTAGATGCTGGTGTTTCTTCTGGGGTAGGATTTTCAGATGGTGGTGATGGTGGTGTTTCAGGTATTTGAGAAGCATTTCCTGCTTCTAAATCGGCTTTTATACTATCATCACGTTGTGATGATAATTCTTCTGTAGATTCTCTAGGAGCATAATTTAATTCAAGTAAATCTGCTATAGCTTGTGATGCTCTTTCAGATTCTCCTATATTAATAGGATTGTATTTTTTTCCAGATACTTTTACAGCAAAATTACTTTTTCCTAAATATATTACTGTAAAGTCTTGTCCATTAATTAATCCAACGCCAAACGTAGTTGGTTTAGGAGCTATTAAAGAAATATCAGATATATAACGACCAAAAGCAGGTGACATTAATTCTTCTAATGTATTTTTTAAACCAGGAAAACGATGTATAAAATACATTGCTTTTTCAACTTGTTTTTGTTGTTGTTCTTCTTCCTTTAAAGCTATTTGAACAGCTTTTTTAACATATTTTTCTAATAATATTGCTTTATTCATCGTTTTTTAGTTCATGAAATCCTTGAGCAGCTTGATCGATATAATTTTCAGCATTTGTGATGTGATCTTGAATCCAGCCTGGAATATCACGCTCCATATTACCTAATTTATTCATTAGTTGGGCGGCAGATTTGATAATTGATTTTAAACTAGCTTGAGCCATTGCTACTTCGTGATCTCCTTCTTTTATAATTTTAGCTTGCACTTCATCAGGTAATTTAGTTTGTTTACCTTTTAATTTAGGACTATCATCATATTTTTTAGTAAATGTAGCTTCAGATTTTATTTCTTCAGCTAATTTTATTGACTGCATTCCTACTCTTTCTTTAACCATCTTCACAGCCATTTTAGCTTTAGGAGAATCATTAACTATTACCTTATTTCCTTCTATTTCAAAATCAACATTATTATTTCTTAATTCAGATTTTAACATTTTTATTGCTTTATCCGTACCAGAAATAGTTAATTTAGCTTCGCTTAATATATCAAGTAATTTTATCATTATTATTTCTTTTTAGCTGACAAGTAAGCGGCAACAGCCATATCTTGTTTTTTAGCTTTTGATTTACCTTTAAATTGTGGTGCTTTTGATTTTTTAAAATCTTTAACATATGCTCCAGCACCCATAGAGGGTTTTAATCTTTCATCTAGCTCTTTTTTATCTTCTTTCTTTTCAGATTTTTTAGGACCTTTAGTATTCTTAGCCATTGCTTTTTTCTGATCTTCTAAATCTTTTTTCTTAGCTTGCAATTCTTTAATACTAACTTCCATATCATCCATCATATCACCTACGATTTCAGGAGAAACATAATATTTTAAACCAGCCATAGAAACTAATGATGATTTAACATCCATAGCATCTTTAATGTCTTCTTCTACTTTGTTAATTTTAGCTTCTAAAGCAGCGATATCACCAGCCTCGTCTATCATTTTGATACGATCAGCAATGGCTTCTTTAATTAAATTTTTTATTAAATTATTAGTTATTTTCATGATATTGTTTTTATATAAATATTATTTATTTTTAGTTTCCTCAATATGTTTTTTAATTGTGTCTTTTAATTCATTAACTTGATTAGGATTGAGTTCCATATATTCATTAACAATATAATCACGTATCTCTGTTAAGTTACGTTGTCTTAAAGCAGCTACTAAATTCGCTGGGCTATCTAATTGGAATGCATTATTTTGTGTTAATAACCAATGGCTATTCCCTGGTTGTGCTACTATAGATGCTACTATGTTTCCTGAATCTAGCTGTATGCCATATATAGCGCTAGGGCCTACTATTCGTACGTAGTCTACGTGGCCATAACCAGCTAATAAATTATCACGACGTGATACTCCTCTATCATTACGTAAATTTCCTCTAGTTGAATCACCAAAGAATCTAGAGCGAACCCCAATAGGTAATTGATTGAATGAGTTTAACAATCCACTATTAGTTAACGTAGTTGTTAAATCATCACTTATATTACCTTCAACAGGTCTATTAGTTCCACCCGCTGGTCTTCCTCTTCTACCAGCTCCTGCTAAAGGAGCTGCTATTCGTTCACCTGCACCTAATTGAGCGGGTGTGGCGCGAGGAGCTACAGTTCTAGGAGCTCTAGTGGATAATATTCTTCCTGTTTTTTCTGATATTCTAAAACTTTCTGCAGGGTTAGCTGTATTTACGATGTATATTTTACCGTCATTGACTGTTAGTCTATATATAGAACCTTCGGCATATGGTAAATTAGATGCACTAGCGAATGCTACTTTAGAAGGATAAGCTGTTCCCCATTTATTTCTTTCAAACAAGTTAGTAATTATATTGTTAGTTAATTCTACGTTATTGTTTTTTAAGAATTCTCCATAAACTTCTCCCATTTCTGGGCTATCACCTAATTTTATAAGTGTCATCCTTCCATTCACTGACTTATATCCTTTAAATTCAAAATTTTCAGGAAAAACAAAAGAGTATAAATTATTATTGTAAGAAACTACACCTTCTAAACCTCTAGTTAATTTATCTTTAGGAGTATTTTCTAATATTTTTGATGAAATTTCATTATCAAACATTGGTGTTCTATTAAAAATAGAAGTTATCAAGTTATTTTGTATTTCTTCATTTGATATAGCATCTTCTACAAATTGATCTGTAGCTTTAATTACATCTTCATTATTATTATCAACAGGTTTAATACTGTTGTTTTCGATTTGATATGTTTTTAATAAATTACCTGATGTATCAAAAAGTACTTCAGTATTACCTACTTTTATAATTTTCTTCGAAGTATCATTAGATTTTCTAGCAGCCTCTATTACATCTGTAATCTTGTCACTATCTAGATTATTATTTTGTATAGTACGGGCTAATGAATCTAAAGGTATGTTAATTATTCCAGGAAAATCAAATAAATATTTTTGAGTTCTTTTTGATAATTTAATATCTTTATATGTTTCATCTTCGGTAATGATATCTACCTCCACTCCAGTTCTATCATATCCTATATTTACTATAGCATTTCCGTTTTCAGTTACATAAAAATTATATTCTTTGCTATTAGGTATTTTATTAGTATTAACTAATGTTTTACTAATATTAAAATCAAATTTTCTATCTAATATATCTTTACCAGTAACATTTATTGGGTGTCCCGGGCTATTTACCTTAGTTAATAATGATTTTTGATAAGGTGGTTTGAATAATTCAATATTATTTAATAAAATATTAAAATTAAATATCCAAGGATTTTGAAATAACCACTCAGTTAATTTATCATATTTAGGAAGAACTTTAGTTACAAAAGCCTCGGTAGATAAATTAGTAAATAATTGACCTGCTATACGTTCATATCCACCTGCTCTTTGTTCTTTTGTTACTATAGGACCTCTTATAGATAAATAAAGTTTTTTATCGTTAAAATCTAAATTATTTGTCCATTCACTAAATGATATACCCTCTTTAAATTTTTGTTCTTTATTTTTTTCTTTTATATTAGGTGGTATATATTTAAGAATACTTTTTATATTATCTATAGAATCTAAATAAGGTATATCATTTGTTAGTTCATCAAATGACATTTCCTCAGATTCATGAGGATTATTTAAACGATTAGTCCAAACATATTGTCCGTTATTTCTAACTTGTATAGCAACAAAACTAAGAGGATCACTATCGGGTAAATTAGTATTCTTAACTAAGTAAAATATAGGATATCCTCTATGAGAGTCAAATCTATAATTACCATATGAACCTTTAGTTATGCACCATCTTTCACCAGCACCATATTTTATACATTTATCTTCAACATCACCACTATATATGACTATACCATCCTCATTATAGACCATATCAGGAGTAGATTCGATTTTCTTTTCTGCCTTTTCTTGTTTAAAACCAGGTCTAGATGATACTAATTTTAACAGTTGTACTAAAGTATATTTTTTTATTTCTTTTTCCTGTACGCTAGGAATTCCTTTAAACTGAATATCAAAAGTATTTATAGCATTTGTTAAAGCTTCATCCGTAATGTTTATGTTAAAATCATCTGCTTCTTCTCTAAATTTTTGAAAAATAGATTTAAATTCCCCTTCAGAATATTCTACTAGTATATGTGTGTTATTCATTTTATTTTATTAATTTTATAACGTAACAATAAATATAATCCAAGAAATAACCCCGCAGCTAGGTAAAAAATAACGTCCGTAATCCAATAAGAACTTGTCCATACCATTACTAGTTTGAATAATATGTCGAACCCAAGAGGGTTGAAGAACATTGCTGCCATTAGACAGAATGTTGCTAGGTTGCTTAAAAATTTTTTTCTCCAGGTCATTAATATTGTTTTTACTATCAGGATTCATATATTATTTTTTTAAACGAACAGTAGCGGCTTTAGTATTTTTTACAAACTGTTTGCCTTTTTTACTACCAGCTACTTTTTTTCGTGCTGTAGCAGCACGTTCGGCTTTAGTTAAGCTGTTTGCTTTAGCACGAGGTAGACAACGCGTAGTTGCTTTACCTTTTTTCATTGTACCACAGGGTCCAGTTATATTACCTGCTGTATCAATTCTTACCCAATCTTCTTTTTTGAACCAATCGCGTAAAGATTCATTTAAATTTTTACTATTCCAAAATTCAACTTTAAGCTTTAATGTTTTCCAAAAATTATTTTTTGAATCTAATAAATTTTGTAATAAATATATAGATGAAATTCTATGTGCTCCGTCTTGAATTTTTCCATCAATAACAATAATTGGAGGTAAATTTTTTAATGAAGAAGGATTTTTCTTCATATATTCAGCATATTCTTTAACTTTTTTAGTTACTTCCCAACTTTCATCTTCTTTTTTTAAATCATCTAAAACTTCTTTATAATACGGAATATCTTTAACTTGTTGAAGTATTTGATCTAATGTTAAAAATTTTGTTTCTTCTGGTGAAGTTCCTGTTTTAAATTTTGCAGGAGCACCAGATGATTCTCCTGATTGAGGAACATTTTCTTCCATTAAACCTTTACATACTTTAACAGCACGACCAGAAAGATAAGCTGAAGGTTTTTCGCCAGCTGCTATACGACGATCATAATATGCTTTACCTTTTTTGCAAAGCTTTTTTTCCGTTAATATTTCGTTTAGTATGTTAATTAGTTTAATCATAGTGATAATTTTGGTTTATGTTTATTTTTTTCAATATAAGCATCTATATCTTTTTTATCATATCCTAATAATTCACCTATACGCCTGCTATCTTTATCTGAGGCATTATATGCCAAATACCCACCGTATTTTTCTGCTATTTTTTTTAATTCTAATGCGTCTTCTTTTGCTCCTTGCATTCTTGGATTATAATAAATACGGGCGTCAGATGGATTTCCTTTTACTTCTATTGTTTCTAATTTTCCCTTTTTAAAAAGTTCTTCAATTTCTTCAGGCTCCATTCTTGATGAAGCTTTAAGTACTACAAATCCTAATTTTCTTTTACCATCTATTACTGTTTGTATGGCTCCTTCATCCGAATATGCTTCTGATGCTTTGATAGACTCAAGTAATATATCAATTAATTTAATCATTTTTGTATAGTATTAATATCATAATAATATGAATCTGTATCTTCTGTTATCCACTTATCCGATACTGATTCTACTGATGGTAAATATTTATCTACCTTTATATCTTTAGGGTTTAATGGAAAATTAGACGTAACCCAGTTACTATCTCGCCAGTAAATTCTATTATTAGGCATACATAACAAATAACCATCATCTGCCATTAATATATGACCTGCTTTATAATCGGTTGGTTCATCTGAGTATGGATTATTAAACCAATCTATAGTAAACATATAAGTAGCCCATACCTTAGTTTTATCTCTTAAAGCAACTTGGCATCTTTTTTCTAATAAAAAAGAATATTTTGTTATAGATGTATTTTCACTAAAACAATCCCATAACTGTTTATAGTAAAATGGAATATCTTTAGTAGGAGGTTTAATAAATAATTCTGATATAGGTACTCTAGATCTAACCATTCCAAAATCAGTCATAATATGAAAGGTAAGTATTTTTCCTGTTATAGATTGTATGCCAAAAGCATAAGCATTATCATATATATTTTCGTCTTTAGGACTATGAGTATAATGAGAACGTCTTATTAAACATTTAAAATAAGGAATATTTTCATTTAGCATAATTATTTTTTATCTCGAATTAATAATTCACCTAATACTTCCATGCGGCCTACTTCACGTTGAAATTCTATTTGAGTCATCTTTAATGATATACTTTTTAATGTTTTTTCAAATTCTTTTGTAGCTGTTTCTTTATTAAACTTACCTTCTTCGGCTTTTTTATAATATGGAGCTTTTACTTTAAAATGATGCCAAGTTAATAATGATAATCCTCCTTTTTCTTCAGCAGTTGATGCTATTTTAGCAGCACCTTTAGCACGTATGTTAGCAAAATCTTCGAATGTTTCTTTTACTTCTTTTATTATATCAGTTAATTTTATCATAGTATTACCATTTTCTACAAGACCAATATCTTGCTTTAGTACGAGGTCCAGGATTAGCACAATTATGTCTAGCTCTAAAAGCTTTACGTCTAATTGGATTATTTTTTTTTATATTCATTCCCTTTTGTCCAAAGTTAACTTTAACTACTTTGCCTTTAGGGTTTTTAACATATACTTTAAATTTCTTAACATCACCTCGCATTGGTTTGCCTAGAGGTACTGTACGGCCACGATATTCTGCTTCTAATAAGCAATCACAATCTACTTCGTTTAGTTCTAATTGGTATTCATGCATGAACTCGACGAATTCTTTTATGTCTTGTTCACTTTCTACATCGTATTCCTCTATATCGTCTTCACCTATGAAAAAGGCCTCGTTTAATATGTCAATTAATTTAATCATATTAATAAATATTATTACCTAATGCTATCTTTAAGTTTTTGTATATATTCTTGAATATTCCCGATTATTTCTTGTGTATTTATACCTTTTCCTTTCCAAGTTTCAATATCACCCGCCTCAGTTACAAACGATTCATCCATACTACCTAATGATAATTCAAATAATATATCTTCCATTTCTTTAATATGTACCTCAACACCACGAGATAATATATTTTTTTGGTATTCCTCAAATTTACCCGTGCGTTTTAGCTCGGTTTCATGCGATATAACGCAGTCAGAACATTTTTTATGGATACTATACATATGCTTATCTAAACGACCTTTATTCATAGCTCGCTTACATTCAGGGCATGTTAGTGGCATTTGCAATGTACTTTTAACTAAATCTAGTTTAGTTATTGTCATTTTTATATTATTTTTAATAGTCCATGTTTTACCATTTTCCTCCCACACATCACCCTCTTTATAGTCTGTTTGCGCTTTAGTATAACCTACTTGTGTTACAGTTTTATCTGTGTAGTTTTTAGAAACTAAGTTGCGCAACCTTTGTACATCACGTTCCTTAAATTCTTTTTTCAATAACGATTCATTGCTCATAACTTTTATTTTTATTTAATAAGTATTCTATTTAATATATATAAGAATTCATCATCTCCCCAACCCATGTGTTCATATATATTTGCAATTTTTTCAAAAAATGCTGGTGTGTTATTTATTTGATTTAGTTTATCTGAAAATTCATTTATAAATTCTTCTGGGTTTTCAAATTCTAGTTCTTGAGCTGTTTCTTTCATATCTTCTATTAATATTTCCTTAAATTTATTAAATGGTATTTTTGGAAATTTATAAGAGAATGGTTGAATTTTTACTTCATTTAAATTAGTACTCTGTTTTACTATTTCTATTTTATTATCTTGTATTGATTGTTTAATTATATCCATTATAGAATCCGGTAACGGTTCACTATAATGTGCTAAACGTTGAATATTCTCTGGGGTATCAATGTATTCTTTTGGGATTAAGAAAATAGTAGGCGGTTCTGCTCCTGGAACGAATGTATAATAACTTCCTAAATCTAATAACTCCATATAATAATCAGCCACGAATAAATCAGTAGCTACTTTAGATACACCCACTACAGTTTTAAAATTATTAAAATTAAAATTTTGTGGTTTTTGAATTTTTACTTCATTTAAATTCTTAATATATTGTTTAACTTTATCAATATTACTCCATGAAGCTGGGTTATTTACGTCTATATTAGGAGTATTTAGATAAGGTGGTGGGTTTGTTATGCTAGATCTAGATGCTAAAGCAAATCTATTGTTTTCAGTAGGAGGTACATTATCATTTCCGTGTAAATCCCATGCCCATTTAGGAATATTATATTCTTGAAATCCAGCTAATATTGTATTATTAGTTCTATCTACTAAAAAATGGCTAGATAACCTACTATTTTCATCTTCCCATTTTTTCATTTCATTATATGAATAAACTTCACCATACGCCTTTTTATAGTTTATTGGTTGTTGTATTTTTACCTCATACGCTGGGGAATATGTATTTAATATTTTTCTTTCTGGTTTGTCTCTATAGTTACTATCGTAATCTAATATTGTAGGGATATTAAATGTAATGTCTTCTACTTCAATTTTTCTACCATTTCTACCATTTAGCGTATATCCTTGTTTATTAAGTTGATCTGCAAAAAAAGGAGCTTGTGATTTATTTTGTTTAGTAATCCAAAATGGGAAAGTAAAGTTAATACCTGGTTGTTCAATTTTTACTTCACTTAAACCATTTTTAATAAATTTCTTTATAGGAGTATCATATATATCATTGTGTTTTTTACCAAAATCTCTTAATAATATACCGGCTTTAGCATTAGCCTCATTCTCAATATCACTACCAGTCTCACCACTTTCATAATTTATTTTACCATCTTCATCTTGTTTACGATGAACTAATTCATGAGCTAATGTTCTAAATATATCAGCCATATTTCTATCTCCTGTATAAACCCACACAATATTAGAGTCAGGTGAAAAATAACCAAATGAACTTTGTTCTTTAACATGGTCAGTATCATCCGAAAATTCTATTTTTGGTGTTTGAACTAATCCTAAATCCTCTTTAACATATTTAATAAATTCATTAACTAAATTAATTTCATCTTCTTGGTCCCCATCTTCTTTTATTTTAACATTGATAGTAGCTTGTAGGACATCAGGAGTCATGTTTAGAGCTTTCTGTAATGATAAAACAAATTCACCATTAATTAAATAATACTTATCTGTATCATATCTTAATACTAAGGGTTTAGGTAACGATTCCATATTTTTTATTGCTTCTAAATAAGGGACCGGGTCTATTTTATGTTTTTTAGCATATAATAAAGCTTGTCCTAAACTCTGTATATTATATGAGTTACTATTTTCTAGATTAGACCAAACATCATCCATTAATACTAAACTAGAAGCACCATTAAAGGCTAACTGCATATCCTCTACAGGAAAATTAAATACTATTGCTGCTTTATTTATAGAACTTAGATTATCTTCTACATATTGATGATTATCATCATTTTCAAAATTGTTTGGGGGGGATTCATGTAGACCTAAACTTTCTTTCCACCACTCTTTACTAAATATTTTAAAAGAACTCATATTTTCTTTAATGTTTTTTTCTGTGTATTTTTTAAATCCTTCAATATCTTGTTTAGAACCTAATATATGTGTTTGCTCTGGGTTAAATAGGATATAGTATACGTTACCACCACCTTCTTCTGTCTTAATAGAATCGAACCCAACTTTTTTAATCTTATCTTGAAATTCTTCTTTTGCTGCTTCTACAAAATAGAATTTTTTAGTTTTTCTCCATTTTTCAAGTATTTCTGTAAAAAAATCGTTAGCTTTGCCATTTTCTTTATGAAAAGTAAACGGTTTTTTTGTATCTATTATAAGAAATAGTGTGTTTGAGCCAAACGTTCCTGTAAATTCTTGTTTTGTTTGGACATAAATTCCTTCTCCATATACACCTTCCTTACTTAACCTTAATCTACCATCTTCAATCTCTTTAGACCTACTACCATGATAAACAATATCCTTTACTTTACTATTAGGAAATATAGTATTAAGGTATTCAGTATATTGTTCAGGAGTTCCTATAGATGCTAATATTGAGTTATTAGTAAATAAATCTTGTATTTTATTCATATCTAAACATAATGTTATATATTATA